AAGGATGCAGTGCCTTGCAGAGTTTAGACTTATCCTCTTGGGACACTAGTAAAGTTACTTCTTTGTTCCATTGCTTTGAAGGATGCAGTGCCTTGCAGAGTTTAGACTTATCCTCTTGGGACACTAGTAAAGTTACTTCTTTGTTCCATTGCTTTGAAGGATGCAGTGCCTTGCAGAGTTTAGACTTATCCTCTTGGGACACTAGTAAAGTTACTGATTTGACTTATTGTTTCCAAGGATGCAGTGCCTTGCAGAGTTTAGACTTATCCTCTTGGGACACTAGTAAAGTTACTGATTTGACTTATTGTTTCCAAGGATGCAGTGCCTTGCAGAGTTTAGACTTATCCTCTTGGGACACTAGTAAAGTTACTTCTTTGTTCCATTGCTTTGAAGGATGCAGTGCCTTGCAAGATTTAACCATGAATGATTTTAGCAGTATGATAGATTTAACTTATGCTTTCAGTGGTGGATCGGGTAGTTCTAGTGTAACAAAGCTAAAACTTCCAGAATTGAGAGAGGGTAATAATCTGAAAAAAATGTATTGTACATGGTACAATAATAGAAATCTGCAAAAACTGGATTTGTCTAAGTTTAACACAAAAAATGTTACAAATTACGCATGGGTATTTTCTATATGTACGGCATTAGAGTGGCTCGATATATCAGGGTTCGACTTGACAAGTGCTACAAATGTAAATTCATTCTTTGAATTAAACCAAAATTTGAAACATCTTGTTTTGGGAGAAGGTTTTGGCAAGATAAAACAAGAAGCTACGTTTGACATGAGCAGTTTCGCCTCATTAGATGAAGAGTCAAAGGTTTCATTCATGTCACTATACGACAGAAAGGCTAATGGCTTGCCAAATGTAACGTTGAAGCTAAAAACTTCATACGGATTTTCTGAAGAGCAAATTCAATCCTTAACTAATAAAGGTTACACAATTAATTTAGTATAATATGAATAAACGATGGATTAAGAACGGTGTCTTTGCATCCGACACCATAGAGTTAAACGGATGCATAGTGTGTAACCCAATAGAGGATATGCTGATTAAGGCTGGCTATGAGGAATATGTTGAGCCTCCACTTACCGAAAAAGAAAAATTGGAGCAGGCAAAGGCTGATAAGATAGCCGAGATAACAGCCTACGACACATCATCGGCCGTAAACTCATTTATTCTTAATGGTGTTCCTCGTTGGCTCAACCTTGACAAGCGACAGAGCATTGCTTACTCTGCAAAGATTCTCAAAGAGAAAGGGCATGACAGCATCACTATTTGGTTCGACACAGACAAAGTGGTACTTCCTATAGACGATGCAATTTCATTGCTTGACACTCTAGAAATTTACGCCAAGACAACAAACAACGTAACGCATGAGCACATGCTTACAGTCGATTGGCTGTCTGACATTGAAGAAGTGCGCAACTTTGACGTTACGGCTGGCTATCCAAGAAAAGTTGATTACTAATTTTTTAATATATATAGCCATGGCAACAATACATGAAATGCTTGCGGTAGCCCAACAGATTAAGGAGGCTACGGAGGTTGGGGAGAACACGGCGGTGCGTGTCGGCACGGAAATTTACGACATCGTTGTCGAGTTAAGCAAGATGCTCGTCATGATGGACGATAAACTGGAGAACGATGCGGTCGTTAAGATTGTCAAGAGTGAACTCGCCAAGACAACTATAACGAGTGCTCAAATTGCGGATGAGGCAATAACGGGAGCGAAGCTTGCCTACGGCTCTGTAAAGAACAGAAACCTAGCACCCATTTGTGTGACCGGAGACAAGATCCAGGCGAGAGCGGTCAAACACGACCATCTGACCGAGAACTGTATATCGGAAGGAAACATCAGAAACGGCAGCGTGACAGCAGAAAAAATCAGAACGGATACCTACAGGGACATCGCAAACAGATTGGCCGAAATCTTGAAAAAGGACTTTCCTACAGCAATAACTACAGAAGAAATAGATGCATTATTTGCTTAATAATAATTTTAAAAATTAATTAATATGAAATTTTTAGATTTAGATGGTTTGAAATATTATCATCAAGCTCTTAGTGATAAGTTTAATTTAACTCCTTATTCCAAAAAGACTGAAACTGTAAAGGATATAGAAGTATATAATCCAAATTTTGTTAATGATGACGATGATACTCCTTCTAACACTTCTATTAGAATTGAACTTGCTGATGGAACTCATAAATATGTCAACGTTCCTGAAGCTAGTGGACCTTATAAAGTAGGTACTTTTACTTTTCCTGGTAATGCAGGTTTTATGTCTATTTCAGATAAAACTAAACTTGATGATATACCTAGTACATATCTGCCTCTTTCAGGTGGAATAATGACAGGTACTTTATATATATCTTGTATTGAAGGTTCTATTAATGAAGGTCTTTCTATTGTAAATGTTGCAGGTATAGCACATACAGACCAAGATAAATTTTCTATTCCTGAAGTTTGGACTACTGATGCTAGTTCTATTCCATTAAATAAAGCAAACGGAATACCTACATTAAATGCTGATGGTAAAATAGATGAAAGTAAAATTGATAATTTAAGCGGATATGTATCTTCTCAAAATGGAAATATTTATTCAGAACATAATGTTGATGATGGTGATACTATATTAAATATTTCAGGAGATTCTGATATAGAAGGTTCTGGAGGTAGAATTAGACTTAGATACACAGAAGATGGTAAAGGTAAAATATCTACTATTATAGATGGAAAAGAATCTTCTGTTAATGCTGAAAAGTTTAACTCAATAATTAATCCAAATAAAAATGAAGTATGGAGTACTAATGGGGGTCGTATTGATGTATTGAATCTGCTTTCAAATGCTGCTATATATGTTGAAGGTGAAATAACTAGAGCAGCAGGCTCTATAAATTACAATGATGTTATAAATTATCCTAATAGTATAGTATTCGATACTGTTACTGGTATATTTTATGCTAAAAAGGATGATAAACTTTATACTCATTGGAATGCTTATTTACAAAAAAATATTTATCCTCCTGAAAAATATGGTGCAGTAGTTGATAATTATGTTTATCCTATTCCTAAGCAAATATATAAGTTTAAAGGAGATAATAATCTTTATATATCTTCTTATCTTAATAATGTTGCTACAATGACAATATTTACAATAAACTAATAAAACTATGAATGATAAAGAGAAAAAACATGAACTTTAAGTCGTTGATTTTGTAAATTAAAAATAAGACAATATGAAAAAGAAACCATTACATGAAGCACTGGCAGTGCTTCTTACCAAACTTTCATCGGCAAGAGACAATCCCTTGCTGATGGATAACTACGTGGTGAAAGCCTTGCGCACTGTTCTTTTGCATTTCAAGGAATCGGGCGAGCTTCACGAAGCATACAAGGAACAGATACATTCCACCATGGAAAGTGACAATCCTTGGATAGGTATGTTGATGAAATCGATTGGCGGTGATGCCTCCATCAAAGAGAGAATGACCGATGAAGCCATCGAAGGAATGATTGATTCGATGTTGGGAAACGATTAAAACATTTTATTATGAATGACAAGGAGAAAGAACTATGGCGAGTTATAGACAACGTAATCAAATGTTGCGCTATTGAGCTGCCGAACGGAGAATTAAGTATTACGAGAGAAGACGTTCTCGGCAAGTCGAGAGCAGAGAACCTCGTAATGACACGATGTATGGTCGTTGAGCAGATGATACACGCAGGATTCAGCGTAACGACCACTGCGACCGTATTAAACCGAACCGTTCCAGCTGTGAGACATCTTTGCAAGATGGCTTACACCTATATCAGCACGTCTCGAGTTTATCGACTTGCCACGGCACAAGCGACCTTGCTAAACAAGGACGTAGAGCCGATTTGTGTTTAATCATTCAGAAGGAAACAAAAAAGAAAATAACAAAAAGCGTTCTTTGACAATAATTCGATAAATACACCTGCACTAACTTTTTGTAGTGAGCCAAAAATCAGAGTAAATTTGCGGCGGATTCCAGTATTTGGTTTCCATAACGTAATTAACTCAAAATTTATGGCAGACACAATCGAGAAAGTTTATTGCACTGGGGACGGTGGCAATGACAACCTGGCAGCAGCTTTGCTCGCTAGAGGTAGAGACAATGATCCAGCGACTATGCTGGCAGCAATGAACGGTGGTATGGGTGGAGGTTGGAACAACCCGTTCGCCTATATGATGATGTTGGGAATGTTCCGCTTTATGTATGGCGATGGCTGGAACAACGGACAGAACGGAAACGTTCAGCGTGCCGAAATCCAGTCTCAGATTGACAGCCTTCGCAATCAGATGAGCGACAACCACAACAGCGACTTGTTGATGGGCGCAATCCAGGGCAACAACCAAGACTTGAAGACGCTTGCAGCTAACTTGAACTGCGACTTCAACGCCTTGCAGTCTTCTGTTTGCGGCATTCAGGCAGCAATCCAAGATGTAGGCGGCAAGGTTGGTTATTCTGCAGAGCGAGTAATCAACGCAGCGAACCTCGGGAACCTCAACATCATCCAGCAGTTGAAGGACTGTTGCTGCACCACCCAGCAGAACATCACCCGTATGGGCTACGAGAACCAGTTGGGACAGAAGGACATCATCAACGCAATGCAGCAGGGGTTCTGCTACACCAATACTGGGCTGGAGCGAGGTTTCAGTAACATTGGAAACCTTATCCAGTCGGTCGTTTGCGACTTGAAGACCTCGGGCAAGGAGAATACTCAGCGCATCGTTGATGTTCTGAACAACCACTGGGAGCAAGACCTTCGCATCCAGCTGGAGGACAGCAAGCGCAGAGAGCAGACTGGTTTCATTATCCAGCAGCTGAAGACTACCACAACCACCACTGGAGCGTAGGAGGTCTAAGCAAAATCTATCAAGGGGCAACTCGCTGTGTTATCAGTGAGACCCCTTTTTGTCTATTTATCGAATTATTTAAAAAGAGCGCATTATGGAGTTTAAGAATATACAAAGAAATCACCCGGTCTATCTGCTGGACAAGCAGACGGTGGAAGTTAAGGAAGGAAAGGTCGTGGACAACCAGCCGCACATCAACACTGGCATCGCAACCATTTCCAGCAGCGGACAGCCAATGCGAGACGTAACGATCGAGGTGGAGGGAAAGCAGACCATCTACACCATCCCCGAACACCTCGGAGTCACTTTTGCAGGCGACATCGTACTGGCAACCGACAAGGCAGACCTTTTGCCCGAAGTCGGGAAATTGGTAAATGAAGCCGATGAGGTAATCAAGGCATACGAGCCAAGCAAGGAGCGGAAAGCCAAGGGCGAGGAACTGCTTGCAGCTTTGAACCCTGCCATCAAGGAGAAGCAGGAAACCGAAAAGCGTTTCAAGGCACTTGAGGGCGATATAAGCGGCATTCGTGGTATGGTTAAGCAATTACTCGACAAACTAGGATAGGAGGGCGCACAATGAAGAAAATCATCGTTTTGCGCCATTCCTGCGATAGCGAGGAAGAGCAACACCAGCACCAAGAGAGCGAGAGCGGCATCATCCACGGCTTGCCATACGAGAAGGCAGCAAAGGCACTGATGGGAGCCAGCGGATATGCAGCCTACGTTGCCAAGCACGGCTACCACTTCACGAAGCAGCTAGCCATCAAGGCGAGCGAGCAGATGAAGAACGTGGACGGAACGAGCCACCGATGGACGGTTGACGAAATCCGCCTGGCAACAAACAACGAGATAATCTCCAAGGGCACGACCATCGGGGATATTCTCTATTTGGCAAATATGGCTTATGCGGACTTCTACCCGAAGGTAATCAAGACCGAGAGCGACTGCGTACAGTATGCTATTGCCGTAGCCAGCGATCCAGACGGATACGAGGGTATGGCATTCTGCAGGTGGACGGCAGACATCATCGGAAAGGGTGTGACCATTGACTGGGAAAAATTGGAATAAACCAAAAAAAATAAATTGATATGAGCGAAGTATTTCACGATTTTCAGGTGCACCACCTATATCTGTGCGCCCTAGTAATTTTTATCTGTTTCGCTACAATTCTGATAGCGATGACAATTGACCTGATAGCAGGCATACAGAAGGCGAAGGAACTGCATGTTGCAAGAACTTCAACCGGGTTGAAGAAGACATGCGACAAGGCGAAGAAGTATTTCCCGACATTCGGTATTGCTTCGCTTATGGACGTGGCTACGTGTATTATCTCTCCCTTCCCTATGTTCGCTATAGCATGGACGGTGTATCTGCTTTTGTGCGAGTTTAAGAGCATCCGGGAGAAGGCATACGAGAAGGCTGAGATACGCAAGCAAGACCGCACAATGCAGGTAATACTTGAGAACAAGGACGAAATTGCGAAGGCGTTTGTCGAGATAATGAAAGAAGAGCGGAAGAAAGGAGGAGATAATGAGAATAACTAGAGCGCAACTTTTAAAGGTAATGCCGAATGCAGGCAGCAGGGCAGACACCTATCTTCCAATCATCAACGGATGGGCAGAGCATTTCCACATCAACACCGCACTAAGGATGGCGCACTACCTCGCACAGATTGCCCACGAAAGCGGAGAGTTGAGATACACCAGGGAACTGGCAAGCGGCAGAGCCTACGAGGGCAGGAAAGACCTTGGCAACACCCAGCAGGGCGATGGCGTGAAGTATAAGGGCAGAGGTCTTATGCATATAACTGGAAGAGCCAACTACAGAAAGTATGCCAATTATTGCGGCTTCGATGTTGTTGGGACACCCGAACTGCTGGAGCGTCCTCTGGGTGCAACGAAATCCTCAATGTGGGTATTCGACACTTTCGGCTGCAATGAGCTGGCAGACCAAGACAACTTGAAGGCTATCCGTAGGAAGATAAACGGAGGGTACAATGGACTGACAGCCTGCGAGAAGTATTTGAAGCGAGCCAAGGAAGCCTTGGAAATCAAGGTGCTTGCATAATAAACATATCAATCTAGCGTTTATAAAGTATGGAAAATTCAAGAAAAGGGCGAAATTTGCGTTCTGTGGCGTTATTTTTCGCCATGCTTATAATTACCCCACTTTTGTTTTTGGGCTGTTCCTGCGCCAAAACAGCGCAAAATAACACGGTTTATCACGACAGCGCACACACCAGTGCAAGACGTGACAGCGTGAACCAGCGACAGATCCACTGGCAGGACACCCAGCAGCACGACAGCGTATTCAGGCAGGACAGCGTGCTTGTCTATATCAAGGGCGACACCGTAATCAAGGAGCGGTGGCATAATCTTACGACCACCAGATGGAAGACATCGACCAAGACGGACACCATCGTGGGCGACATTTACAAATTCGTGACCGACACCGTAAAGGTAAAGTGTTACGTGAACCGATACAAGACCAAGGAGGTAGAGAAGCCAGCGAGCACATGGCACAAGATAAGATTATTCATTGGCGATTGCGTGATTCTGTTTCTGTTCCTTCTTGCGGTTAACTGGATAAAGGAGCGCATCAAGAAGAGAGTTCAATAGGTTCAATCATAATATCATTTGTTAGAAAGGGCAGGGAGCGCAGGAGAGCGTTTTCCTGCCCTATTTTTTGTGGAAGAACACTTTTCATTGAGAGAAAAGGGGTATGGGATATGAGAGTTAGATTATATATTCATTCAAACTAATGCGTGCAGGTTATTATCATATAGAGCGTAGAAAACGTACCGAAAACGACCGAAAACGTACCGAAAACGACCGAAAACGTACCGAAAACGTACCGAAAACGACCGAAAACGTACCGAAAACGACCGAAAACGTACCGAAAACGACCGAAAACGACCGAAAATGTACCGAAAACAGACGTGCTTACGACATAAACAGCAAATAAAAGTTAAAATATTAATATCTTTCGGGAAAAGTTTTGGTGGAACCGAAAAATATTAATATCTTTGCATCGTGTTTAGAAGATAAGCACTTGAAACATTCAGTAACTAAGCCCTAGGCAGCACGGTTAAGCCAAAGAAAAATGAAAAAGTCAAATTCAAACGTTTTAGAGTTCACAACAAAGTTCATCAACTCAAACTTCCGCATCAAGGTATTCGGACGCACAGAGGATGGCAAGAAGATAAACACACTCGTAGGAGTAAGCGGAATTTTGAAGCTCATCGGAGCGGAACTTTTCAACAAGTTCATCAAGCGAGCTTTGAAAGCTGGTCTGGACGCTTGCCGCTGCGCACTCAGAAGAGGATTGGTTGTAACATTGTATGCTAAGTAATCAAGGGAGGGTAAAGCTATGAAGAAGTATTTTGTAAACGGAAAACAGATATCCGAGACAGAAGCAATATTGATCGATATGGAGAATAAGAGATTGCAGCAGAGCAACAACATTTCAGACTGGGCAGGTATTCAATTTATAATTCAAAGATAGGAGGCAAGACAATGGCAAGAGCAAAGTATTACATTAAGGAACAGACAACTTGGAGAGACACCGAGAAAGAAGAGATTAGAGAAGTTTTCAGCTCTACAAGAAAAGCTTATACAGAGCGATTCTTCAACAGACTCGAAAAGGGAAGCGAGAACATCACAGACAGAAGAATGGGATACTTCAAGATTGAGGAGTTTACCATGGCTGGCAAGATGGCAACAGAGTATTGGATTGAAAAGTATTAACCAGCAGGGCGCAAGCCCTGCACAATATATCAAGATATGAAGGAATACGACAAGATACCAGCACAAGCAGTGGTCGAGGTAACGACCAGCTGGGGAAGAACCTGCCTGCGAGAGATTGGGCGAGACCTCAAGGAAGGCACGGTGCTCAATGGCTATTATTATCCAGTAAGCAAGGCTTTCAACTTTGAATGGAAGGGAGAGGGCGCAATGCTGTGGATCGGGGACAACGGAAGGCTTGTAAGTCTCGGAGAAGGGCAAAAGCATAAATACATGATGCTTAATCGTATGCTATCCGATTGCGAGTACTTCCTTCGCAACCCATACGAGCGACACCTCTATTTCCAAAGCATCGCCCGACACTGCAAGGAAATGCGCCAGTACTGGATGTCGCTGAACATCAAGCCGGAGTGGTTATCTTATAAGCAGATTGGCAAGCTGGAACACAAGATGAACAGAATGAAAACCAAGTTGGATAGACAATGGAAAAAAGACAGACATTAAGAATATGGCAAAGTTTATCAAAGTGAAATCTAACGCATATCGTGAGATTCTAGTAAACAAAGAACACATTTTGTTTTTCCGAGAAAGCCAAAATGGGACAGTTATAAAGCTTGATGCACCTTTTAATGGTGACACCGTTACTATTTACACAGAAGAGGATTATGAATCCTTCAAAGAAAGAGTATTAAACAATAATATAATTATTAGATTATGGCAACACTTATTAGAGCGACTGGCGAGCAGATGACCGTTAAGCCTGCCAGCGGTGGCAAATTTACCTTGGAGGAACTTCAAGGATTCGTGAGCGGTTTTATCGAGCGCATAGACCTGCAGAACGGAAAGGCGATGTATATCAATGAGGATGGCAAGGCGATGCAGATGAAGCGCAATATTGCGGCAACTGTTTGTTTGCAACAAAGAGGGTGCTTGCAGGGTGATTATATCGCTGGCGATGCGGTCATTCTCGATTATTCAGAGGAGGATTGATGTATGGCAAAGATTAAGAGTACCAAGAAGGGGGCAGGCAAGACGGTTACCCTCGTAGGCATACAGATAGACAACGACCTGCTGCCTTTCCTCAACGCATTACCCAACAAGTCACGATTCATCAATGATTTGTTGAGAAAGAAATTTTTCGGTAAATAATTTGGTGGTTTCAAAGGAAAAGCGTACCTTTGCATCACTGAATGTTTAAAGTGGTCTCCACTTATTACCCCAGCGGCTCGACTTTTTCACCGCTGGGGTATTTTTTTGTACTCTTTTTTCGATTTGCCCAGAAATTTGCGTTCTGAGCCGCTTACGTGGTAAGCACGTAAAACTATCCCCGAAAACAATTTGAGCCGTTTCTGCGGCAAATTCGCAAGAAATAAGGGCTATTTCTTGTTGTATAGCACGTAATCAATAACCCTGCGGTTTGCTTCATCTACTCTCGATAGGTCTGCATTGATGTATGTATCAGTTACCCGGACACCGAACGAGTGACCCAGCGCAAGCGACACCACGTCCTTTGGTATTCCAAGGTTGAAGGCGAGTGTTGCCCACGTATGCCGTCCGTAATAGGTCGTAAGACCATCACGCAGGGAACGCAGCGCATTGTTCATTGAGATGCTGAACGAATTAGCATTCTTATACTTCTCGCAGAATGAAAACAGATGGCGAGTACCTTGGTACTTCTTCATTATCTCCAGTAGTTCGGGCTGGATAAGTATGGAGTACCTTTTCCCAGTCTTTAGTCTTACGTACTCAATGCGCCCATCTATGACGTTGGCAGGCGTGAGGTCGTACATATCGTGTAGATTTATACCGATCAAGAAAAACATCGCCTTGAATGCGTCCAGCAGACATCTTCTACGTTCCGGAACATCAGCCGTGAAAATATCTCGTATCTCCTCGACCGACAAATCTCTGTTCCGAGTGCTATCCAGCGATAGATTGAGCCTGCGGAAAGGAAAGTTATTCGTTAGCTCGTTATCTATTGCGTAATTAAAGACGGCTGCAATATGACGTATTCGCACCGTTCGGGTATTGTGGGAGCGTCCAAGACCTAGCAGATACAGATTGTACCGCTCGACCCAATCACGGTTAATATCTTCCAAAGTGAGCGAGGAAGCAGCCTTATCGAATTGCTCGATGGTCCGCCAAGTGGCAAGATAGTTGTTTTTGGTGCTTTGTCGCATTTCCTTTGAGGTATACCGCTGGAACATTTCTCGCAGGGTTATAATGCCTGCGTTTGGGTCAGCCTCACGCAGGAGCAAATCACGAAGTGCGATGGCGGTCATATTGCCACGATAGGTCTGCTTGCTTTGCACCTGCATCAAGATTCGGTTGTAGAAGTTCTGACGGTCCAGCAGGAAGTCGTTGAGTGCATCCTTATCGGAACGCTTGCGCACACGACACAGACGCTTATCCCATTCATCAGCCCTCACGTATTGCCCTAGGGAGATGTATGCGGTTTTGCCGTGGTTGTTTACGGCGAGCCTAATCGCAGACGTACCATCGGCACGCTTGGAGCGAGTATCAAGATATAACCTTAGTGTAGCCATATTCAGTTTATATGCAGTTTATATGCAGCCGCAAGGAGCAGAATGCAGCAAGATAGTGCAATCTTCCAAGCGGCTGCGATTGGTTATTAACTAGCCCAAGCCCAGCAGGGAAAGGGCGAAAGTATTAAATATCCTCAATTTATGGCAAAAATACAAGAAGTATTTGCAACGAGTTGAGAATATGAAAGTTACGCAGGCTTCTTCTTGCTTTTGCAGGCGGCTTGCAGTTTTTTTACTATTTCAGCATTGAAACCAGCCGAATAGAAATCACCTTCTCCAAGGAGCAGCCAGTATGGGTTGACATGGTAATCACGGACCAGGAACTGAACCCAGGACGGACGGAAGCGACCGTAGCACTCGGCAGGCTTGTCTCGAAGGGATATGGCGTTCCAGCGGTTGAGACCGTACCGGTCCGTTATCGCCTTAAGACCGCCTATGCAGCCGTCAGCCTTCAATCGGTCGAGGGCATCAAAGAAGCGCACGGCTATATCCACATCAGCGGACATCAGATTTTTATCTTCCATATTATTCATTTAACTTTTTGTAGGCACGACTGAAAACGCTATCCAGCCTTGCCCGATGGTTATTCAATCTTTGTGACCAGTCCTGCAACTGAGCCAGCGAGGGGCGAGAAGCCAGCAGTCCATCCACCTCGGAAGGGGTGAGCACTGGCAGGTATTCCTCGTAGGTGAGAAGGTAATCAATATTTGTAGGCATCGTCTATATCGCTACTGTTCCGAGCATCACGTTTCTTTTGCTTTTTCAACCTAGCTTCGATATTTAAACCTTTGAGGATGTAAGCTATATCAGAATAACTATAAAAGGCGAATTGACTAGGAACCTCGTCACCGTTGGAGATAGTCAGTCCTTCTTCCGAAGGTATAAAGAGAAACCCATCCTGCTTTCCAGTCGTTACGGTATTCTTGTTCAATGAAGAGCCGATTTGGTATTTTCTCCCTTTTTCCTGTCCCTCAAGCGACAGCATAAAATTCAACGCACCAACAAGTTTGTTCCATCCGTCAAATTTTAGATAGAAGCTATCCGTAACTTTTGTAGTGACAACACGTACTATCCTGCAATAATAAACGGTATCTTTTTTAGGTTCAAACACAGTATAGCTAACCGATGGTGATAGCTCGAAACTCCTTGAAAGAAGTGTTTGCGCACGCACACCCACGCACGCAAGCGCAAGCACGAATAAAATTATTATCTTTTTCATATAGCCTAATTGTTTAAATGATTAATATTTCTATCGTAGAACTCATTCCAAGCCTTTTTCTTGATGAAGACGAAGAAGAGCAGCAGCCCTAGGGCGACCATCAGCAGGTGCAGCGGATGGCGCAAGACACCGAACCCGAAGGAACGCTGGAAGTCGATGCAGAAGGAGATCAGCACTCCGTAGGTAGCGAACGCTCGATGCACCCAGCAGAAGCCATAGGCTAGGCTGACGATGATCCAGGCGATGAACCCGAACAGCGAGCAGTCGAATATCCACTCCGTGAGCTTTACACGATAGCCGAACGAGAGCAGGGAACAGTGAATCAGCATTACAAGCGCACCCACTGGAGGGATGATACCTATTATCAACCTGCTGGCTTTCCATAGCCAGCTTTTCCCGAGGGCGGCAAGAAGAACCTTCTCCTTCCGCTCAATGAAATCCTCATCTTTCATATTAATTATAATTGAGTTATTTTGTTATCTCTTCCCGACAATGGCAAGCAACGTTTTTACTTGACTTTGCAGGAACTCATTCTGTTCTCGCAGCAGCTTGTTTTCAGCAGCCAAGGCAGCATCACTACCTATTGACTGGGAAACGTTGGAACTGTTCGAGCCATTGATATTTGATCCCATGACAGCCTCTTCCATCTCGGCTGGTAGGGGAGGGGCGCATCTGTCGATGATTGCCTTTATTGCAGATATAAAGTCCGATTTCAGACTTTTAGCCTTTAACTTGCCATTCAGATTTTGTGGGCTTGTGCCCAGTTCTTCAGCAACAGAAGCAAGAGATAACCCTCTCTGCCTCAAATATGTTTTCATTTCTTCACCAGTCATAGTTAATTCTAAATAAATTAAAACTAAAGTAAACAATTTATAAATATAAACACAAATGTTTGTGGATATAAATATTTTATTGTATTTTTGCAACCGAATTACAGAACGAGTTTAAAAACTCATTTGCAAAGATAAAGAAAATAATTTAAAATACAAATAAAAATGGGAGAAAATTTCAATTACGATTTTCGAACACCGTTGCAGAAGCAGCAGGACGAACGAAAGAAAAACATCATAGCGATGTTTGCAGATTTCCGAGCAAAGGCACCTGCCGAGACATCGGACAGCAGAATAATGCTCGCAGTGTCGCAGCATGTTGGTTGCACCCAGCAGAACGTGCGTGTATGTCTTATCAAGGCTGGAGTGATTACACCAAAGAAGAGACGTGCAGCCGTGCGCAAGTAATCAAGTCGAACCAATTTAAACATTCAGAGCGTATGAAGAAGTTTATCGAGATTATCACAAGTGACGAAGTGTTATCCCTGGTATTTGTCACCATGTTACTAACTTTAATCTTTTGGAGGGCTTAGTATGACGAACGAAGAACCAAAGGTAGCTGATGCAGGCAGATACACAATGACAGAGACCTGCAAGGTACTGGGCATCCATCGCAACACCCTGCGCAGATGGTTGCAGGCTGGAAAGATTAAGGTCAAGTTCCGCAGAATCGACAACCGCAAGGTTTTCGAGGGCAGCGAGATTAAAAAAGTCTGGAGGATTGCCCTATGATGAATGCCTACGAAAAAGCGAAGCAGCTTACCGCCAAGTGGGAGCAGGAGCGAAAGGACAGCAAGCGACTGGCAACTATGAAGGAAGCTGAAAGACGCATCCAGGTTAGGGAGTTCGACAACATGCTTTGTTTGTCTCTGGACGGAATACCGGTGCTCCCGATGAGCGAGTTCAACAAGCAGACGCTTGCGGACGCACGTCTGACATTCTTCAACTATTTAAACAAAGGATGAACATGATTGACGAAAAGAAAATAGAAGAAGCTGCACAAGGAGCAGCAGACTTGTATGAGCAAGACTTACCTATAATGTCTTATAATGAAGATACAGAGGCTGATGGTCAGCATCATTTCTGCCAAGAGTTTGGCGCAGAGTTGTTTAAGGATGGTGCTAAGTGGGCTATTAATGAGTTTTTAAAGGACTTGTGGCATTCTGCTGATGAAGAACCAAAACTTGGCAAAAGAGTACTTGTTAAGATTAATGGTAATCTTTCTTTGTTCAACTCTGGTTTTGTTGTAGAGCATTTGCGTAACTTTGACGATCATTACGGAATAGAAAGCTGGTTGTATATTGATGATTTGTTCCCAAAGGAAGGAGGCAACAAATGAGACCGAATATTATCGAAGAGTGCAGGAAGAAGATGTACGATGCCATCTGGCTGGAGATAGACCGTGAACCACAGCAACCAGCGGTTGCACGGATAGACATCAAGACCAAGGCAGGCGACATCTGCGTATGGTGCGACAGAACCGGGAACGTAGCTGTCGTGACGCACAAGAATAGCAACAACGAAAGCGAGCGTCTTGAGGAAGCCATCGAGGGCTGCGTTAACTATCAAGACGTGATGGACGACTGGTTGGAGGGGAACAGCCAGTACGCAGACCAAGACCAGATGGACGCTTTTAACGAAAGCAGGCTCGACATTCTTATGGATCAACTTGTTTATTAGGCTCCATAGATGAATAGTTATAACGGTTATTTGAAACTAAAATCCCCACAGCGGTGGGCAGGGCGCACGCAAAGAATCATACAAGTTGGAACGGTTAGTGTTTATTCAAGATATGCGGAAATTTGACAGCGTGCGCCCTACAACGGAAGGGCATCCCTCGGCAGCTGGCAAGGGGGGGTAAGTTTTGGCAGTCAACTGGGGTTCGAATCCCCAGCCTTCCACTATAGTTTAATGAACAATAAGTTGAACAGTAAAAAGAACGAATTATGGAAAATGAAATTATCCAAGTAAGCGGTGGCGAAATGCTGGAAGCTATCAACCGCTCGGAGATTGACGGACAGATTGCAACAGCGCACAAGTTCCCGAGAGACATCACGCAATGCAAGCAGAACATGGTAGCATTGGCAGCTATGGACGATGATGTAGCCTACAACTGCTTTTATCATCTTGAGCGCAAGGACAAGGATGGTCATGTATCGATTATTGAGGGTCCGAGCGTGAGATTCACGGAAATCATTTCTGCCTGCTGGAAGAACCTGCGCATCGCAGGTCGCATCATCGCAAACGATGGCAAGACCATCACGGCACAAGGCGTCTGCCATGACCTCGAGAGCAACGTTGCCTACTCTGTAGAAGTTAAGCGCAGCATTCTGACGTCGAAAGGCTACACCTATTCGCAGGACATGCAGGTGGTAGTTGGCAATGCAGCTGTGGCAATCGCACAGCGTAACGCAATCTGCAAGGTCGTGCCACAGGTCTTAATATCAAGCGTAGTGAAGGAAGTGCAGGCGAAGGCTCTCGAGCACATCAAGCAGATTGGCGTTAAGAGCCAGTGGAAAAGCTGCGTAACCTGCTTCCAAGCCTACCAGGTAACAGACCTTATTCTGCTTGATTACCTTGGCGGAAAATCAGCCGAGGAAGTCACGGCAGAGGACATTCAGAAGCTGGGCGGTGTGTACAACGCCATCAAGGAAGGCACGACCACCGTAGAGGAGACCTTCAAGAAGCCAAAGCAGCAGGAAGCAATCGCAAAGCAGGCGCAGGCAGCAGCCGACGATGCAAAGAATAAGGCGCAGCAGGCAATGAGCCGCAGTCAGGGCAAGACTGGTACGGCAGCGAAGAAATAAGCCATTTTATTATAATATCCCGAACCGCCACGGTGCAACCTATGGGGTGGGGTCACATCGAGACAAAGGGAAGCCGTGGCAACTTTTAAACATTCAGTAATATGACAGTAAAACAATTAAGAGAAGCAATTAAAGGTCTCAAAGGAGACATTTATGTAGAGGTTGTTATGCCAGCAGGCAAGGCTGGGTCAACGTGGCACATGCCAGTAGAATCTGCATCAAAGAAGGATGGCAGATTACAGCTCAAGACAGACAATCCGATGTAGAACTTTATAAGCGTGAAAATTATGGCAGAAAAAGAAAACAATCAGAGACACGAGAGCACCATCGACAAGTACTTCGATAGAACCGCAGACGGTTACAAGGCATGGGCTGAGGAAGACGAGGAAGGCAGAAACTTTTTGCAGATAGCAACTGAGACAAATGGAGATACGGACAAAGAAGGAAACCAAGGTTACGACTTCCATATTGCTTGCTCCGGCAATAGCAGTGTCTTCGCAAGCGGAATTGCTCAAGCAATGGAAAGGGATGAATTCGTTCGCTCGATTATTCTTACGGCAGCTAGAACATTTTTAATGAATAAATAAAAACATTCAGACAATGAAACAGATTATCAAGTACAAGAACAGAGAGGAGTGGTTGCAGAACCGCTCGAACGGAATAGGTGCATCAGAGGCAGGCACGGTACTGGGACTGAACCCATGGGAGACCCCATACCAGTTGTGGAGACGCAAGAAGGGCATCGACCCACCAAAGGTGGAGAACTTTGCGATGGTTGCAGGACACCTGCTGGAGGATGCCGTGGCACAGTTCTTTAAGCGAGAGAGCCACTGCCACATCATCAAGGCGAGCACGGACGACTACACCATCACTAACACCGATGCGCCATATCTGCGTGTATCTCCTGACCGCACCTTCTGGAGAGTCGGGGCAACGCACAACGAAGCGAGCAAGAGCATCCTCGAGTGCAAGACAACGCAGATGCAGATAGATGCAAACGACATTCCGAAGCATTGGTTCTGCCAGCTTCAGATGAACCTCGGAGTGGGAGAATACAAGGACGGAGCACTGGCCTGGCTGACAGCAGGAAGGGAGTTCGGCTACCGTGACATCGACTTTGACCCCGAATTCTTCGGATGGATGAGGGATGAGATAACCAAGTTCTGGCTTGACTACATCGTTGGCAACCAAGAGCCGCCAGCCTACAGCGCACAAGACGTTCTCCTAAAGTCTCCTCTACATGTAGCTGGCAAGGAAGTGACCGCAACGAAGGAGATACTCGAACAGATTGCTAGGCTCAAGGAACTCAAGGTTAAGAACAAGAAACTGGAGACCGAGCAGGATGAGATTGAGGACAACTTGAAGCTGTTCTTCGGGGACGCAGAAAGCATCGTGGACGGAAACGGAAAGATGCTGGCAACGTGGAAAGCACCGAAGGCAAGCGAGAAGTTCGATGCCAAGGCTTTTCAGGCAGACCATCCTAAAGCGTGCGCCAAGTACATCAAGCAGGTGCAGGGAGCACGGAGATTACTCATCAAGTAAAGGCAGGGCTTATGGCTAACGTTCCTATATCAAAAACCGACCTAAGGAATATAATTTCCCAACTGGAGAATTATATTTCCCTAGGTGGGAAAGTGACAGCACCGACCGACACAAGCCAGCGGAACAGAATCCGGATGGCTACCGTGCTCAAACGCAAGCTGGAAAAGAAATTATCATTATCGGAATAAAATCATGAACGATTCATTTATATTATACACATCATATTACGCAATCATCGAGGGGCTTACTGATGAGCAACTCGGAAAACTTATGAGGGCGATTTTCATCTACGCAAGGGATGGCGAGGTAATCAACCTGGAGCCAACATTACGTATGGCTTTCGCCTTTATCAAGGATGATATGGAGCGAAACCAAGCCAAGTACAATGAAAAGCGAGAAAAGCTGCGTGCAAATGCACAGAAACGTTGGCAAAAAAAGCAATTGGATGCAAATGCAGAAGAGCCGCAGCAAAAGCATACAAAAGCATACAAAAGTATGCAAATGGATGCAAATGCAGAAATTGCATTGCATAATGATAATGTATATGATAATGATAATGTATATGTAAATGAATATGTAGATGATAATGATGTTTCTAAAGAAACAGATAATAATATACCTTCTAAAGAAGGTTTGTCAATTTCGGAAAATCCGAAAGTTGACCCAGCCAAACGATGCGCCAAGATTGATTTCGCTGCTATCAAGGAATACTGGAACACCAAGCATGACCAGTCGGGCAGCGTAATGCGAAGGTTGACCTTGATGAGCGACCAGCGCAAGTGTAACGTCCGTTCAAGGATAAGAGAATACGGAGGGGACGTTCAGATGGTCTATAAGGCAATCGACAAGGCGATGGCAAGCGACTTCATGAACGGCAAGAACGGAAAGGGATGGGTTGCCAGCTTCGACTGGATGATGTGCCCTTCCAATTTCCCTAAGGTTCTTGAAGGCAACTACGACAACGAGCAGCCAGCAGGAAGCCAGCAGCCGCAATCGGCAGCAGCCAAGGCGCAGGATCCTGCGGCAACGGCAAGACCGAGCATCGGGGAACGCTACGAGCAAGCCAAGCACCAGCAGCCAGCACATCAGCAGAGTCAAGACGACAAGTTCAGATGGATAATACAGCAGAACCTGGACGACTTGAAGAAGAATCCACGGAACAAGCCAGCCAAGGATTCGCTGGCGAGATTCTACGAGCAGGGAGTTCTGCAGCGGTTGGGCATCGACTGGAAGCCCGAAAAATAACGAATTGGACATCAAGGGAGTTAAAATTATGGCAGCTTCTAAGAAGGATGCTATCAAGAAGTTTAATCATCGTAAAAAGTAAAGCGTATGGATAAGTTAGAATACATTCCAGGAGATTTGGTAATGACAAACGGAGTACCTTTAGATACTGCCAAAGATGTCGTTTATCGAGTAACTTCGTCGGATCCATCAAAGACTTTAAATTTAGAATATGGAACGGTTCCGAAAGGTGTTGTCTGCTTAGAGAACATAGAAGGGACAGAAATAGGAGATAAAGGTTATCTCTTTTGTGACTGCTATGCTTGGGTCGGTAACATTGTTCCAATCCCTCTCACTCCAGAGATTCTAGAGAAGAATGGCTGGAAGCTTCATAAACATCATGAAAGAAATAGTTATGATGATGTTTCTTGGAGTAGTTATCATAAACCAGCAGAAACAAATATTAGCCTAAGATTCTACCAAGAAGAAGAGGCGTTTTTTCTATTTCTTTATGCACAAGAAATCTCAGAAACACCTATAAGGTACATACATCAACTCCAGCACCTTCTCTATGGTCTTGGAATTAATCACGAAATGAATGTGTAGATATAATTAAATTCCAATAAAGATTATGAATGAGTTGTTTTTCCACGAATGCAGAGCCGCAGGGCTTGTATTCAAGACATCGGACGATTGGTTCAAATGGCTTACCGATAACAGCTATGACATCAAGAAGCCAGTTGCAGAGCATGAAGGCTTCAAGTACAACATCAATGATGTTTGCATCAATCCGCACGTAATCGAGTATTCCGTAGAGGATGCAGACAACTGGGGATGGAAGGTAATGACCGCTAAAACCCAGTTCGGCTGGATATGGGGCTACAGCATTCGGAATGGAGGGAACGGACACGACAGTCCGGCAGGCTACCCGAGTAGATATGACGCTGTCGCCATCTTCTGTGGTAACGAGAAAGAAGCGGCTCAAGACGCTTTGACCTACATCATCAGATACCTCGAGGACAATGCTGGAACCAAGAACACCAACCTCCTTCTCTGGGCAGCGAAGAAGAAGAGGGCAGACATCATTCATCCACAGCTGGAACTTTTTAAATAGCGAAAAATATAGTAAAAAGAAGAAAATATGATTACAGAATATAAATTCAATATAACCATCACTCTCGAAGATGGGGATGAAAGTACACAAGATGAGATAAAAGATATTGTTGAAGATTATCTTGAACTTGGCTGCAATAACGAATCTATTGGTGGTAATTGTAAGGTTGAATCATTGCCAGGCATCAAAGACAAGCTAGTCAAGTACTTCTCAACCATCGAGGATATGGCTGATGAGCTGACTACTGGCAATGTGGCTCACAAGAAAGCAGCCATCAAGGGGTTTGCTGGTAGAGCAAAAGAATTTTTAATTAAACATACATAACAATGAGTAAACAAGTAGGTAGCATTGAGATTGAGCAATGAAATCATCGTAAAAAGAAGAAAATATGAAAAAGATAGAAATCATCACAGACGAACACCGACATCACGTTTACGTTGGCGACACCGACTTCTGGCTCGATACCCAAGAACTGGTGGAACTATACAAGAAACTCGGACACGTCAAGCTGTAACAGACAAAAGAAACAAGAGTAATAAACAATAAAAAACATTCAGATTATGGAACAGAAAGATATTGATATTTATGAGATTTTGAAGGGCATGCCAGATGGCACCCCACTTTACACGCCAATGTGCGGAAATGTTGAGTTCATTTCAGTTGAAGCAGACAAGGAGAAATCGAGAGCAATCTGGACTGAGAATAAGAACGGAGCTTACTCCTTCGACAAGCACGGCAAATGGATGAAGGGAGGAGAAGTCCTGCTTTTTCCATCAAAGCAAATGCGTGACTGGCACAAGTTCGCCTGGAAGAAGGGCGATGTGTTGGTAAATAGCAGAGGTTTAAAGATACTCTTCGATAGATTGGCAAATGACAACTATACTAGTTTCTATGCAAAGACAATTAATTTGGTAGAAGATGCTTTTTTTGATACCAATTTACATACTTTAGCATCAGAAAAGGAGGCGAAATCTTTTATCAAATGTATTGAGGAAAAATTAGGTGGCAAGCTCAACCTAGAGACATTGAAGATTGAGCAGCCAGCGTTTAAAATCGGAAAGCTCTACGTTTTTGATGAGGAAGACGAGGATGGCAATGTAACCGTTATTGGCAAGCTCATCGGAAAGAACGAAAGCAAGGACACGCTGACATTCGGCAACCAGTACGAAATCGAGAACGAGAAGTTCGTGACCGACCATGATTTCGACCTACAAATCAGCGTACACGAGGAACTGAGAGAAGCAACAGAGAGCGAAACAACAGTTTTTCAGAAAGCTTACACCCAATGGCTGGAGAAAGAGAAGAAAGCGATGAGAGCGAAGGAGCAGCCAGTCTTCAAGCCTTTCGACAAGGTGCTGGTAAGGAATGGAGATAATAACAAGTGGCAACCAGCGTTCATTTCCCGTGACCGTGGAGAGAGTTCTACGTGGAGATACGAAGTCCTGCTTATCAACAGCGGAAAGTCAGATAGCTTCACCAGCTGCATCCCATTCGAGGGGAACGAGGACATCGCCTTTACTGACCACGACTACATGCCATTCTAGGACGTATGGCGAGCGAACTGTGCAAGGCTTGCGAGGAAGGGCGGAACTGCATCAACGGCAGGTACTGCCCACCTCGCAGGCAATATGTAGAACACAAAAACATCAAGGAATGCAATGGGAAGAAAAAGAAGGAGCAATCCTTGAATCACAGAAAATAAGTATTTAACCAGCTGGGCAGACCATCAACGCTACCCACTCTAAACAAAGAAAGCGAGGTGGAACATGAAGTAACAGATCCAAAGAGGGAGTGCTTGCATAATAAACTCGTTCCGTTATAAGATATTCATCTATTTGCAAATCGACAGGCACTCCCTCGATTTTTCTGTTTCAAGCCAGCAAGACGGAAAGGAGAAGGGACTATAGGGTAGAGGATAGGAATAGTAGGGAGCTAGCGCACAAGCGCACACAAGCGCACACACGCACGTAGGATTCCGCAACCCGAACAACTACCCACAGACACAGATATAACGGCTTAGAACGAAAATTTTAAGAAAATAACAAAATAAAAAGAAAATCAAAAATAAAACAAAATGGAAAAAGGAACAGTTATAATCGGAATCGACCCAGACAACAACGAAAGCGGTGTCGGTGCAGTCTTCTATGATAGAAGATTCTTAGCTTACAAGATGAACTTCCCAGCTTTGATAGAATACCTCAAGGCAATGAACGAGAGCTGCAAGAAGGTAAAGGTCGTTATTGAAGGCGGCTGGCTCAATAAGAGCAACTGGCATGTGCTTAATCGGTTCATGACAGCAGTCAAGGCAGCAGCCATCGGACGATCCACTGGAATGAACCATCAGACCGGAATTCTCATCGTTGAGTGCTGCAAGCATTACAATATACCCTACGAGATAATCAAGCCATTAAAGAAGTGCTGGAAGGGCAAGGACGGAAAAATAACCCAAGACGAAATCGCCTACTTCATGAGTTCAGACGGAAAGATGCCGAGAATGAACCAAGACCAGAGAGACGCACTTCTACTGGCATGGGTGTGTGCCGGATACAAGGTCAAGGTCAAGCCAAAGAAGCCACAGACAACCCTGCAGAAGACCATCATAGCCTTTGATGGATGAGAAAAAACGAAGAGTTGCGAAAAGTTAAAATCGAACGAAGAACGAACAACTAAAGCGAAAAAGTCGTATCTTTGCGGCAATGTTTACCAAATAAACACGAATTTCAAACTTAAAACAAGAAGAAAATGAAAACAGAAGAAATCGCACTATCGAGGGTCAGCGAGAACGAAGCGAACCCGAGGGAGATAAGTCAAGCGAACTTTCAGAAGCTGGTGCAGAGCATCATCGTGTTCCCACGAATGTTGACCCTGCGCCCGATTGTTGTTGATGAGACATTCCACGCATTGGGTGGAAATATGAGACTGAAAGCTTTGCAGCACATTGTCACGATGGATGAAACAAGCATTCAAGTGAAGTTGGATGCAGAGCAGCGTCTGTCCGATGAGGAACAAGCCGCATTGATGGAGTACTGGCAGGGATGGCAGCAGCAGCCAACAGTTACCGTTGTGAGCGCATCAGACTTGACGGAAGCACAGAAGCAGGAGTTTATGATTAAAGACAACCTATCCTTCGGCAACTGGTACTTCAACGACCTGGCGAACCGATGGGACAGCGCACAGCTTCAGAACTGGGGTATGCCAGTCTGGAACCCAGCACCAGCGGAAGCCAGCAGCACAAGCAAGTGCAAGAAGAAAGACAAGGACGACCAAGAGGGCGACCCATTCGCAGGGGAACTACCTCCTGAAATCGAAGGGCAGGACTTGACCCCTGACGACTTGCCAACGATAATGGGCGATGGCGTTTTGCCACGTGAGAACGTAATCATTCACTACAAGCCAGCCGATGAGCCATTTCTTGCCAAGCTGTTGGGAGTTGATCATATTGACCGCATCGTCTGGAACTTTGACGAACTGAAACCAAGACAAAAAGAAGGAAAGGAGGAAGACAATGGAGAAGAATAGAATCGAGAACATCAACCTGCACGACCTTGTGGAGAACCAAGACAACCCACGAACCATAGAGCCACAGCAGATGCAGAAACTCGTTGAGAGCATTCTGACGTTTCCGAAGATGTTACAGATGAGACCTATCGTCTGCAATGAGAACCGAGTTATCCTCGGAGGTAACATGCGCTTCCGTGCCCTGCTCAACATCGAGCAGATGGAAGACGAAGCAATCAAGGGAGCTATTGAAGCCGTGGCCGTGAAACTGACCGATGGAGAGAAGCAGCAGCTTTGCAGCCACTGGGAGAAGTGGAAGGCAGAACCAAAGGTCGAGGTCGTTATTGCTGACAGCCTATCCGAAGAAGAGACGGACGAGTTCATCATCAAGGATAACGTCTATTTTGGAAGTTGGGATGAAGAGAAGCTAAAGGGAGCATTTGACGTGGACGATATGCAGCGATGGGGATTGAACCCCTGGGAAATCCAGCAGGAAGCCACGACCTACGAGCCAGCAGAGGACGAAGAGCAGCGCATCATCATCGTATATCGCAGCGAGGACGCACAAGCCGTGGCAGATATGCTGGGACTTGACGCAATCGAAAAGCGCAACTTTGACGTGGAAGAACTCAAGGAAAAAACCGAATAGTCGGAATTTTTGCGTTTAAGTCGGAGAAACGCTTGGAATGGATAAACTATCCGCTCGGAACAATTCAATCCGGCAGAGACGAAATTTAACAAAAATAACTCGAATATGAGAAAGACTTGTGTTTTCATAATTGGAACCAACGCCAGCGGAAAGAGCACCGTCGCCCGAAAGCTGATAGAAAGCTTTGGTGGCGTTGAAAGCTACAAGGACGGAATAAGCAGCACCAGGGATGGAGTTGCATTTGCAGGGCGATACGATGTTAAGTACGGAGGTGTTGACAATCTGAACGGTACGACCATACTGCGTGATATCGTGAAGAAAGCCCTTGAAAGCACCGACTGCATTATTTGCGAGGGCATGAGACTTAAAAACTGGGGTCCGAACTTGACGCACGCAATGTTCAATTCGGACAGACAGATTGTAATCTTCTTATACGCACCACTGCAAGAAATCCAAAAAAGGCTCACAGAACGGTCGAACGGAACGTTGAGCAAGGATATTATCCGGGGACAGCGAGAATCGGCACACTCGGCAAAGAAATGGCAAACTGCGGGGTGTGACGTTGTAGCGATAGACACCACGAAGCAGACACCCGACCAAATCAAAGACTTTATCATCAACAAAATAAATTCATGAGGATATGGCAGAACATTATGGCAACACGCCAAGAATAACATACGAGTTTCCCGACTGCTCAATGCCAATGGCTTTTGACACTTACAATAATTGCAGCTTTGGCTGTATGTATTGTTTTGCTCAGAACCAGCGAGGTATTGGCAGCAAGAAGAAGGAATACCTGCACAAGGAGGTTAAGGACGTGAGCGTTGAGCGCATCAAGCGAATGTTCATTGACCCCGACAAGCACGGTGGAGACTTTGCTCCATACATCAAGGCTCGCAAGGTCATGCAGTGGGGAAGCATGAGCGACCAGTTCGACAACTTCGAACGGAAGTACGGAACGACACTGGAGCTTTTGCGTTTCTTCAAGGATATAGACTATCCGCTTTGCTTCTCGACCAAGGGAGCATGGTTCACCAAAGATGAACGATACATGGACTTGATCAGAGGGCAGAAGAACTGGAACTTCAAGTTCTCAATCATCACCAGCGATGCCGAGAAGGCTAGAGTAATAGAGCGAGGGGTGGAAAGCCCACAAGCAAGACTGGAAGCCATCGAGCGCATCGCCAATGCAGGGGCAGGAGGGGCAACGCTGAGACTTAGACCCTTCATCATCGGAGTTAGCACTCCAACGTACCTCGACCTTATCAAGGAAGCATTCAACAGAGGGGCTACCGCTTTGAGCACCGAATTTTTCTGTCTCGAGACGAGAAGCCCGACATTGAAGGAGTTGTTGCCTACCATCAGCGAGATGGCAGGTTTCGACATTCTCGCATTCTACAAGAAGTACAGCGTACAATCCGGCTATCTTAGACTGAACCGCAAGGTCAAAGAACCGTTCTTCCATAACATGAAGGAACTGTGCGACCAGCTGGGAATGCGCTTTTACGTATCGGACGCACACTTCAAGGAACTTTGCCACAATGGAAGTTGCTGCGGATTGCCGCCAACATGGAACTACAGCAGGGGACAGTTCTGCGAAGCTTTGAACATTTGCAAGCGTAAAGGGTACGTGAGGTGGAGCGACATCAAGCTGGATGCAGAGATTTTCTTGAGGGCGAAACTGGATAAGGCGATGAACATGGGAACAAGAGAGAAGAGTTCGAAGTATTACACGATGAGCGCAGCCGACTACATGAAGTGGTGCTGGAACAATCCGCAGGCAGCGCACTCGCCATACAAGATGTTCGAAGGGGCAATGGTACCAGCTGACGAACGAGACAGCGAGGGAAACATCGTATACAAGTACAACGGAGCGAAATTTTAAATCAGAATCGTATGCCACAAGGTAATAACAACAAACATCGAGCGCAGAAAATCGACATCGAGAACCGCCTGCAGATTATCGCACCCCTATACCGCAAGGGATGGACGGAGCGGGAAATCACGGCAGAGGTTCGCAAGCGTCTCGACAGACCGAAATACAATCAAGCGCACTGCGACATTCAGCGGCTATTGAAGGAGTGGAGGGAAGAGAGACTGACCGACACGGACGAAAAGATAACCAGCGAGGTGGCAAGGTTGAAGCTTGTAATACGTGAAGCCTGGGAAGCATGGGAGAAATCCAAGGAAGACTACCACGGCAAGACACAGACGCAAGTCGGACTGCCAAACGAGAATCCTTCAACTGGGCAGGTAACGATGGAGACCGTCAAGGCGATAATGTACGATGCTGAGAAGCGAGGACTCGGAGACCCACGCTACCTTGACATCATTTTAAAGGCTGAGACGCAAATCTGCAAGCTGCTCGGACTGGATAAGGTCGTTCTTGATTTGAACGCAGGCTTCCAAGGCGGCATCGAGGTACGCTACATCAACTCCGGACACCAGTGTGCATCCAGCGAGCAGGAAGTAATCGAGCGTGAGGGATTGAACGAAGAATAATTTTTTACCATAATTTTGTTTTAAGTTTTTATTGTTTGAAAGAATGGCACTATTTGACGTTATTGGTGAACTGTATGCCCCGAATGCGGACGTGAAGCCAAGGTTTCTCGTAAACCAAGGAGGTACGTCCTCGGGGAAGACATACACCATCATGCAGCGTCTTATAGTGCTTTCTTTTGAACACCCCATGGCAATCATCACGGTGTGCGGTCAAGACCTCCCGAACTTGAAGGTGGGAGCCATGCGAGACCTCGACAACATCCTGAACACAAGGGCAGAGCTGCTGGACTGGTTCAAGAACAACAAGAGCGAAAGCAGCTACAAAGGAAAGAACGGCTCTATCATCGAGTTTAAGAGTTACCAGGATGCGCAGGATGCAAAGAACGGAAAGCGTGACTACCTGTTCGTGAACGAGGCGAACGGTGTGCCCTACGAAGTGTTCTGGCAGCTTGCAATCCGAACCCGAAAGCAGGTGTTCATCGACTACAACCCAAGCGCAAGGTTCTGGGTGCACAACAACATCATCGGCAGGGATGACTGCCGCTTGATCCTGAGCGACCACAGAAACAACCGATTCCTGACGGAGCAGGAGCACAAGAAAATTGAAGAGATTGACGACCCCGAACTTTGGCGAGTGTACGCCAGAGGACTGACCGGAAAGATTACCGGGCTTATCTTCACCAACTGGGGCATCGTTGACAAGCTGCCACCAAGGGAGGAGTGGAAGATGGAATGCAGGGGTATGGACTTCGGATTTACCAACGACCCGACAGCAGTGGAGCACCTTATATTGGCGCACGGAGAGTTGTGGGTGGACGAAGAAATCTACCAGCCGGGGCTGACGAACCAAGACATCGCAGACCGATGCAAGGAAAACGGACTGACAAAACGAGACCTCATCATTGCGGACTCGGCAGAGCCAAAGAGCATTCGGGAAATCCACAACCAAGGTCTGTGGATAATACCAAGCACAAAGGGCAAGGACAGTATCAACAACGGCATCGACATTTTGAAGCGTTTCCGCATCAACATAACCAGACGAAGCAACGGCATCATCGATAACATGCAGCAATACAAGTGGAAGAAGTCAAGGGATGGAGAGACCACGAACCAGCCTATAGACGCATTCAACCACGGCATAGACGCAATACGATACGTGGCCTTGAAGAAGCTATCCGTAGCGAGCCACGGAACGGCTAGGGCGCACGTATTGAGACAATAACTACGACAAAATTATAAAGCGTATGGATAATAACACTACATTCAAGTATTGGCTGGCAGTGGCAAGGCACACCAGCTACAAAATCGGCAAGCAGCCACGACCAGCGTTTGTCGGAGATAAGAAAGTGCCCGACAATCTCAACCAGCTATCCATCGGGCAGCTAATAGACCTCTCCCAGCTATCAGACAGCGAGGAAAGTCTGTATCAGATAGTGACAACCGTCCTCGGTCTGAGCCACAAGGAAGTGGAGCAGGCAAGGGCGGTTGATGTCGTTATGCTCATCGGCTGGGTAACATCAGAGGTGGAGCGCATCAACAAGCTCTTCGAGAGCACCGACACAGCGAAGCCAACGAGACTGGAGAAGGAGGCAGGCATCGACACCCTGCGGTTCGGACTGTTCGGCATGCTGGACTGGTACGCAGTGAGGATGGGCATCAGCGACCACGACCAAGTGTTGAAGACACCATGGCTTCGCATCTACAAGTGCATGGAAATGGACAACAAGAGAAGCGTGTACGAGCGGAACCTGCAGAAGTTGCAGGCAGAGGAAATGAAACGTAAATCTAGATAATTATGGCAACAATCAGAGAAACATTGAAACAGCTGGCAGCAGACACGCTACCAGACTACACCTACCTATTCGAGGACTGGGACACAGCGGACACCAAGCTGGAGAAACTGAACTATCCAGCCATCGTGTGCATCATCCCAGCCAGTGGTACGACAGAGATACGCAACGGCAGGGTTTACGACACCGTGAACGTTGCCCTGGCTTATCTCGACATCGTACCGAGGGGAGCGGAAGGAGAAGACAACGGAGAGTGCATCGACCGAATGAAGTTGGCAGGGGCAAGGATGATACGAGCCATCAACCAGTCGCACCAGTTCGAGCCATTGGAAGGGCAGCAATACTACGAGACCATCATCGAGCGGCTGAGCACGATCGTTTCGGGCGTGATGTACTCCCTGCAACTGACACAGAGCATAGGAGGGTGTGAGGTATGAGCAAGGGAGGCATTCAATTCGACCCAAAGGCGGCATCGCTCATCATGCGTGAGGAAGTGGAGAGAGCACGGCAGCTTATCATCAACCACATTCGTATCAACGGACAGAACGCATCAGGGCGAACGATAGCGAGCCTAAAGGTGGAGCAGCCCAGCGAGGACGAAACCATCCTATGGGGACACAAGCCATTCGGAGTTCTCGAGACCGGACGAAGGGCAGGAAAGATACCATACGGCTTCCGTGGCATCATCCGGCAGTGGATGAAAGACAAAGGGCTGCACGGCACGCCTATACCCTACAAGACCGACCGGGCACACAAGTACACACCACAAGAGCGTGGAGATATGAGCATGGCAGGAGCCATCGCACACACCATCGCCAGCAAGGGTTCTAAGCTGCACCGGACTGGCGGCAGGGCTGACGTGTACAGCAACGTTGTGCCCGACACTATGAAACGGCTGGGGCAGAGACTTATTTCATTAATCCATCTTTCGGTGGGAAGTATCAAACTTAACAATGAGACGGTATGAGACAGACAACAACAAACAATATCACGATTCAATACCCGGACGCTGTAGGCTTCGCATTCCTTCCCTGCATCATCAAGGCGAGCGGCTCGGGTATTGCGAGCATCGAGGCAACCATCAGCAGGGAGACAAAGACGTACACATACAGCGTGGAAGCGTTTGCGGAAAATTGCATCATGGACTATCGGGAATATGTGCAGGCACTCTTCGATGGCATCAGCTTCGGAAACCTCGACTACAGCAGGGAGAGCCATAAGAGCAACCTCGGGGCAGTGTTCGATGTTTCCGTGAAGGTCAAGAACAGCGAGGGGAGCGACCTTGCGACATTCAGTTATACAACATTCTACGTTTGGGGAGCTATGAAGGCAGGCGAGACGTGGAACGGATGCAAGAAACTGACATGGTTCACGAATTTCCCATTCTCCTTTGGTCTTTATATCAATGAGGCTTCCCAGATTCTCGTCGGCTACGAGGGAGCACCAAACAAGTTAGTTAAGCCTAGCATCGATGGCATCGTTGACATTAGCGCCAGCGTCCTGCCTAGCAATGCTAGGTACTGGAATATCTACGACTACGATGGCAAGATAGAGCATGGAACGTTCACGGACGTTTTCGACCTAACCTTTGCGATGGCGAGCGGTGGAAAGCAGTCTCTCCTTGTAAGGATAGAAAGGAACGACACAGAGAAGGGCATTTATCTGCGGTGGGTTGACCGCCACGGCTTTTATCGCTATTGGCTCTTCACGCAAGGTGCTGAGAGCAGAGCGGTAAGCAGCGACACCAGCTTCGTGCGCAATAACCTCGGAGGGTATGACGATACAATATTCGGCTACCTCGGAGCGAATGGAAGAAGGCAGGGCTACGGCAGAGAGGACACCATACCGCTTTGCGCACCATTGGTGGACAGCGAGACGTTCGATTTACTGCAAGACCTAGCCAGCAGTCCAGTCGTTGACATGTACCTCGGCAGTAACAAGTGGCACAGCGTGACCATTAAGGCAGGAACCTACAACAAGACAACGGCAGAGTTGCAGGATTTCGTCTGCAACCTAGTTATTAACAATACACAGATTCAGCAGCTATGACAGACCATCAACTTTACATCGATGGCATCTTGATGGATATGAGCGAGGAAACGGCAATCACGCTCGACATCAAGAGCAACCTTTTCCGTGACATCACGAAAATGACCGCCAACACGACATACACCATCAACCTGCCCAAGACAGCGCACAATATGGCGGTGCTGGAGTTCGCAGGGAAACCGAGTACAAGCAGCAAGTACCCCTATATTTTCCACACAGCACGTTATTTCCGTAACGGACTGGAGATTATCCGCAACGGAAGGGCAAGCGTCCTGAGCGTCAAGGAAACCATCGAAATTTCGATTTATTGGGGATTGTTCCAGGCATTGGCAACGCTGCAATCGTCCGATCTGAAGCTGAACGAGTTGAATTGCACGAAGTATCTGCGGTTCGCCAAAAACAACACCTCTGACACCTACGAGAAGGCGATATCGGAGGGAGTATTCTATGGGAGATACGAAACGGCAGTGCTCAAGACATCAAGCGAGGAGTGGCAGGGCTATGACCGCAACGTTGGAGGGAACAGCGACACGACATATTCACTCGTTGACGGTAAGATAAGAACTGGAACAGAAATCGGAAAGTATGTATCGGGCGAGGTTTTGACCGATGAGACATACCGGTGCGCAATCATACCTTTCGAGGCTGGAATGAGAGCCACCATCAGCAAGGTTTTAGGCAAGGGACAATTCAGAACCTGGGCGATACTCGACACAAACAAGAATGTTGTCAGCCTTGCCGATGATGCAGGAAAAACGGAATCGGAAACCGATCCGGTATTGCCACCACCTGATCCTATTCTCGGAATGTTCGTTAGTGCTGGAGCGTGCATCGCCAACATCAAAACGAGTGTTGCCATGGAGACAATATCCATCAGAGTTCGGGCAGAGAAGGCTGGCTCTGTCGAATACGGAGCACTGAATAAGGACACCGGGGAGACAACAACATGGGGAACGTATGAGGTTGCAGCCGGAAAAACAGAGTTCAGTGTAGTAAAGCGTAAACCTTCCGGCATTCTGATATACATCAAGCCTTCTGTAGATAAGATGATAAATATGTCGTTAAGCACGAAGGGTGTGGTGGCTTATTATCTCTCGGGCGGCAAGTTATCCAAAGTGCATTCAATCGGAGCGTACAGCGTTAAATATACGAGCGAGAGTATGCCTGTAGATGTAGATCTGCAAGCACCAGCAACAGCGGAATGGCTTATCATCAACGCCATCAAAGCATACAGCACTGGCACGACTATTCTCGTTAAGAGCAAAAGCGAGACGGAGAGCAATGCGAAAGCGAGCCGTGGCACGTTTGGCGGCTCTTTTGGCAATAGCGGTGGTGGTACTTTCAAGAGTGAAGGAACAATCCAGCCAAGCGTTACGGCACAGTATGTTCTAGACCTCATCACGGTACAGACTGGTGTTGCATTCGGCTGGAGCAATCGAGCGAAAGAAACTATCAATGGGCTCGCTGTTCCCCTGATTACAAGGAAGGCAGATGCGCAGACGGTTGTAGGTAGCTTAGAGGGCACTTTTTTCCAAACAGAGAGCCTAGGTATTCTCGACTTCCAACCAACGAGCCTATCGGAGGTATTCGATGGGCTGGAGATTGGACACAGATACAGCCAGCTGAATGTTAAGATTGCCTGCAAGATGATTTTTGATGTTCAGATGAACTGGTCGTGGGACGCATCGAAGGTTACTCCCAGCGGACACAAATCATGGAGTTTTGGCGAGGGGAGCACTGAGTCGCAGGCTTTCTACTCATATCCACCGAATTACATCGAAATGAAGGTTAAGCACAATAACGGTGACGGAACTTGGACGGAAACTCCATATATTGCAGGGTTGCAGCAGGATGAAACTTCTGGAAAATATGTGACCGATTATGAATCGGATAAGTTAAACGGCAGATTCATACACCTTGTAGCAGGACGAGGGGAGATAGATTTGGAAGAGGGCGACATCGTAACCTTCGAAATGAAGCACCCGAAAAATCAGGCATTAATTGGATTGAAGTGTTACAACGGACGGTTGTCTGCCAGCATCAAGCAGAGCGATGAAGTGCCCTACGGAGGTAATTTCCCTATCGGCAAGAACCTTCCCGACATCAAGGTAACGGACTTCTTGAAGTGTATCTGCATTCTGACATCAACGTTTCCAAGCCAGCGGTTTATCGGTGGAACACTTACGTTTGCCGACATCGTGAGCCTTTGGGAAGCCAAGGCGCAAGCGGTGGACTGGACGAAGAAGCTCATCCCGAGCGAAGCCAGCAACCATCCAAGGCAGACCGATTTCAGCGTAGAGGGCTACTGCCAGCACAATATCTACAAGTGGAAGGAAGACGATACCGTATATCAGCAGCACGATGCGGATATGACGATAGACAACAAGACGCTGGAATATACGCAGGACGTCTGTACGCTGCCATTCGCAGCCACGGACGGAAACCGCATACCGATATACGAGTGGGAGAACCATCAATACACCTTTGGCAGAACTACGAAAACGGTACAGACTCCGACCAAATACAAGGCGTGCAAAGACCGCATCGTGAACCTGACGAAGAACGATGCCGGATATGCGGAATTGGCTTTCAACATCGACCTGCAAGGTATCTTCGACAGCAGGCTGGAGAAGTTGAGAAAGACGGTGGCGAACCCTCATCAGATAACGGAGCGTTTCAACCTCTCAGATTTGGAGATCCTGGAATTTGATGAAACGAAGCCAGTGTACCTTGCCCAGTACGGAGCGTATTTTGCGGTTCTCGAAATCAAGACCACAAGCAGCGGATATTGCGAGGTTACAATGATAGAGTTGAACAACTAAAAAGAAAGAACTATGGTAAGTGAAGACAAACAGCAGATTCTTGACATCAAGGTCAAGTACGAGGATGCAATCTATGGCATCATCAGATACAAGGAGAAGATAGACCAGTTGAAGGCAAGCATCAAGGACTTGCAGCAGCAGGAGAAAGACAAGACCATCACGACCAACGAAATGAAGGTGCAGACGGAAGCCATCAATGCAACCATCAAGGAGTACCAGTACAACGTGCGTGCCTTGCAGAAGGAGATACAGAACAACGTGCGCACCGAAAACGAGCAGGAGGGCAGCTTGAAGCAGCTGCGTGCCCAGCTTTCAAATGCCACCAAGAAATACGATGAAATGGCGAAGGCAGAGCGTGAGGGAGCGAAGGGGCAAGCCCTAGCCCAGCATATCAACGAGATAACTGACAAGTTGAAGTTGGCTGAGGAGGAGACGCAACGATATTATCGCAACGTTGGCAATTACTACAACTCGATGATGCAAGCAGCAGATGACCTGCAGGGGACGGAGTTCTTTGGTATGGATATTGTCAATGATACCGAGGTTAGCAACATCATCAAACTGGCGCAGAATATGGATGGACTGACAGACAAGCTGAAGGCGTTCGGTAAGACAGCGATCGGCTTGGTTATGAATCCATATTTTGCTGCACTCGCTGGCGTTGTCGGCGTTGGTATGACATTCAAGTGGTTCTATGACTACAACAAGGGATTGATGGAAGCCACACGACTGACAAAGGAATTCACTGGCTACACCGGGGAAGCATTGGAGACGATGAGGAACAGCATCACAGCCACAGCGGACTCGATGGGAAAGGATTTCAATGACGTTCTCGCCACAGCTGACAACCTCATGGCGAACTACCACCTATCGGGCGAGGAAGCGATGAAAGTTATCAACGATGGCTTTGCGAGCGGTGCAGACCTGTCTGGCGACATGCTCAACAAGATACAGCAATATGCGCCTACCTTCCACGATGCAGGAATATCGGCAGACCAGATGGTGGCTATCATCCAGCAGACACGAAGCGGCATTTTCAGCGACAAGGGTCTAGACATTATCACGATGGCTAGTAAGAAAATCCGTGAAATGAGCACAGCAACATCTGCAAGCCTTGATGCTATCGGCATATCCAGCAAGCAGGTGCAGCAAGACCTAGCCAACGGCACGAAGAACACCTTCGACATCATCCAGCTGGTGGCTTCTAAGATGAAGGACTTCGGAGCGGACAGCCAGCAGGTGGGCGATGTTCTGAAAAACGTCTTCGGTAAGCAGGGAGCACAAGCAGGTATTCAGCTTATCGAACAGCTCGACACGATGACAACCGACATCGAAGAGGTGAAGAAGCAGACTGGAGAGTGGGGAGAGACCCAGCTGGAGAACATCAAGCTACACAAGGAACTCAATAGCTACCTTTCGTCAATGTTCGATATGAGCCAGCACGGATTCGAGGAGATGATCGAGAAGGGTAAGATGTTCGGCACGAAGGTTCTCATTCAGATAATGAAGGGGCTATTCAATACCATCAACTACTTCATCGACTGGTACAATGAAAGCCTTCTTTTGCGTGGGGTTATTCAGACATTGGGGGCGGCTTTCCGTGGCGTTTGGTCTGTAGTTAAAGGCGTGGCAAACCTTATCATCGATTCAATGAAGCAAGTTGGCAGAAGCCTAAAGGGTGCGCTCGATATATTGGAGGGTATCGTAACGTTCGACCTTTCCAAGGCACAGCAGGGATTCAAGGAGATATTCGACCTTTCAAAGTTCATCAAGGAAGGATGGAAGGATATAAAACAGACTGGCATAGACTTTGGAAACGCATTCGCTGACGGATACGAGAACACCGTGAACGGAAGACTGAACCACCTGAAACTTGCAAACCTTGACGGTGGAGCGACCAGCAGCGAGCCAACGAACGGAAACAAGGGAACGACACCAGCGGCAGCCAAGGGCAGCACCACCAAGACCAAGGCACAGAAAGCCAAGGAGGAAGCGGAAGCCAAGGCAGAAGCAGAGCGCAGGAAGAAGCTGGAAAAGGAATTGCAGGCACAGATTGCTCTTATCCAGTTCCAGTACAACGAGCAAGTAATGGACGCAAAGAAGCGATACCTCGCAGGCATGTACGACAACGAGAGAGACTACAGCAACGACCTCGAACAGCTGGAGAAGAACATGGTTGCAAGAAGCATTGACGCATACGTGGCGGCAGGGAAAATCGGAGCGGAAAAAGCGCAGGAAATGCAGGCAAAACTTCTCGACATCATGATAAAGGCGAAAGCGGACATCAAGAATCAAGCAAAGGAGATTGTGGACGAAATCAACAAGGAGTTCGAGGAAGCAGAGAAGAAGCGCAGGGATGCTGACATCATGAACGGTGGCACTGGAGAGGAAGACGATGCAGCAAAGCTGGAGAGATACAAGGCTTTCCTTCAGAGCAAGATGGACGCCTACAAGGACTATGCAGCCGTGCAGGAGCAGCTACAGAAGGATTTGAGCGATTCAGAAGTCAAGGAGCAAGAGGAAGCCAACAAGAAGAAGGCAGCTTTGCAGGAAGACCAGCTGAAAATGATGAGCGATATGATACAGACCATGGGAGACGGTCTGTCCGAGTTCTTCGAGAGCGAGGATAAATCGCTGCACTCATTCCTCAAATCTATGCTGACATCAATACTGGACGCAATCGAAATTGCGGTTAACGCTTACTTTGCGCAGATACTCGCCAAGGAGATTGCAAGCAAGTCGTGGGGAGGTGTTGCGAGTGCAGCAGCATTGATGGCACTTGTCAAGGCAGCGTTTGCAGGAGCGAAAGCACTCGTCAAGGGCTTCTCCACTGGTGGATATGTTCAGGGAGCAGGCACTGGAACGAGCGACAGCATCCCGGCAAGGCTATCCAATGGCGAGAGTGTAATGACCGCCAAGGCGACCTCTATGTTCAGCCCTATTCTCTCGGCATTCAACCAGCTGGGCGGTGGCGTGCCTATCGTAGCAAACAACGGAGGCAGCAACATCGGAATGGATATGCTGGCGGCAGCTGTAGCCAGAGGGTATCAGATGGCTCCCCAGCCAGTAGTGAGCGTTGAGGAGATAAACAGAACACAGCGGAGAGTGCAGACGATAGAGAACATCAGCAGGCTCTAATGGTGTTGTTATTTCATCAAGATTTGCGTTCTGAGCGGTTTTTAGTCGAAGGTGGTGAAGTTATACACCCAAGGAAGTAAAAGCCGCTTAGAACGCAAAATTTTGGCTTGTTTGGAAAAATTAACTGTTTACGATATAAGCATATCGGAAAATATCGTATCTTTGCAGCGTTTTAAAACTTAAAAATCACGTTTCAATGGCAAAACTCAGAATATACAACGACATCGACAGCCAAGACAACAAGTTTTGGTATCAATGGTGGGGTGGTGACTGCGTGTGTTTTCAAGATATAGATGTTTTTGCGGCAAGCATACCGAAAGACGATGATACCATCGATATGCGCATCTTCTGCAATGGCGGCTCTGTTGTCGAAGGTTGGGCGATTTACGACCGACTGAGACAGAGCGGCAAGAAGATAACCTGCACCGTTGAGGGCAAGGCTGCGTCTATGGCCACAATCATCATGCTCGCAGCACCAAAGGAGAGCCGAAAGGCATACGAGAACGCTTCCTTCCTCCTGCACAATCCGTGGGTTCCTGGCTGGTGTCTGGGCGACCAGCTGAACGCAAAGGACTTGAAGAACCAGAGCGAGGAAATGCAGATGTGGCAGGATAAGATGGTGGACGCATACGTAGAGCGGTGCGAGTGCGACCGTGAAGAGATTCAAGCCTTGATGGATAAGGACATCTTCATCAGTACCAGCGAGGCTTTGCGCCTAGGGCTTATCAGCAGCACCGTTGCACCAATCAGCGCAAGCGCATCAAAGCGCAACATAGAGCAATTCATTAATTCAAAACAACAAAATCCAAAAGCAATGGAGAAGAAAACAGAAGTAAAGGCTTCTCTCCTTGACAAGATTCTCGCCAAGTTGGGCGTGAAGTCACTGGAAGAAGCAGAGCAGGCGGTGGCAGAGCCACAAGCCAAGGTAGAGCCAAAGGCTATGGAACTCAACACAGCGGACGGACAGACACTGACCGTTGAGCGTGAAGAGGGAGATCCGCAAGTTGGCGACAAGGCAAGTCCGGACGGAACATTTGAAATGCCCGATGGCAAGACAATCGTTGTCGAGGACGGTGTAATTACCGACATTAAGACAGCAGACGACACCGGTGGTGAGGGCGGTGAAGGCGGTGAAGGCGGCAGCGCATCAAGCACAGACGACACCGTAGCAAAGTTGCAGCAGCAGGTAGCAGCACTCAAGCAGCAGTTGAGCGACACCAAGGCACAGCTGGCAGGCGCACAGAAACTTGCGAAGAGCAAGGAAGACATGCGCATTCTGAATGCCGTGAAGATGGCAGGCGGTGCTGAGAAGGTGTTGGCAGGCTACAGCAGCCACTACCAGCCAGCACAGCGACAGCCAAGCGGCAAGGGCGCAGGCGACAACGTGAACGCTGTCGAGGAAGGTAAGAACGCCATCAAGGAGAGACTTGCAAAGCTCCACAAAAAGGGCAAGAAGTAACAAGTATTAACCCATTAAATCAGAAGAAAATAATGGCAGGATTTACAAAACAGCAACTGGAGAACCTTAAACTCCAGCCAGAAAACCTCGCAAGCATCAAGGATGCAATACAGGAAACCTTCTACAACGATGAAGATTTCTCTTCATTCGTGAACATTCAGAAGGTCAAAGAAAAAGACCCTATCGCTCTGCTCGGAGAGATGGAAATGGTCGGCAAGAAGGGTGGAGGTTGCGACCCTACCTATGAAGAGAAGGGAATCGCCAACTCTCAGAAGCGTTGGGAACTCGGACAGTGGGAAATCCCTATTAAGATTTGCTACGAGGCATTGAAGGGAACCATCGCTGAGTATTCATTGAAGACTGGAACAGAGATTGGCGACCTTAACAACACCGACTTCATGACCATCTACACCGATGCTCTCCTGCGAGCTATACAGCAGATGATTTGGCGTTTCGGCTGGTTTGGTGACAAGGCGGCAGCATTGGCAGGTGCAGGTGGCGGCAAGCTGACAGCAGGCTTAGATGTCAGTAATTTCAACGTCTGCGATGGCCTGTTCAAGCGCATCTTTGAAGCCACAGCGACCAACCATACCGCCATCGCAGCCAACAGCGAGACCACGGCAGCAGCGCAGATTACTGCATTACGCAAGAGTGGTGCGGCTACTACACTTGTAGATACCATCCTCTTTGATACAGACACACGTATCGTTGACGACAGTGATGCCGTATTGCTCATGACACGATCGCTTGCTGACGCACTTACATACGACCTCAAGAAGACCTACCACGACATTATGCCATGGGAGAAGTTGTTCGATGGCTTCGAAGTAGCGACCTACAACGGAGTGAAGATTGCACGTGTCGGCATTTGGGACAGAATGATAAAAGCATACGAGAAGGGCACAACGACAGTTAACCTTCCACACCGTGCGGTATTCTGTAATCCTAAGCACCTCATGATTGGTACTGACGCTGATTCACTCATTAGCGACCTCGACGTCTGGTTCGACAAGAAGGAGCGCAGGAACTATCTCTATGCTACAGGTAAGATTGGCACGGCTCTCCTCGAAGAGAACATGATCCATGCAGCTTACTAATCGCTCCAAATCTTCATCAAGTATTAAGTTTACAAATCCTCAACACCCACAAAACGGTGTTGGGGATATAACAATTAAAAACGAATTAATATGGCAACAACTTGCGAGAGCCTTATCGCCCAGGACATCATCATCCCTTGCGAAGACCAAGTAACGAAGGGACTGGAGGGCGATGGACTTATCATCAACCGAGACGACATCGACTTCACCAAGTCCGTTGTCGAAGGCAATACGATTAAATCATTGGTATTGAAGACTGGAAAGAAAGCATACGCCATCCGGCAGGAGGGCAGCAAGCCATTCACTGGAACCAAGACCGAGCTGACCGTTGGAACGTATCGCAACAGCTGGAAGAACACCGTGGCAATCGTGGTGCTTGCGAACACACCCGAGGTTTGCGCAAATATCATTGACGGCTTGGCGAACGGAAAGTATGTTATCATCCTGCGCAACCTTTCAAAGGGAGCGGACGGAAGTGCAGAGTACCAGGTATTCGGATATGCGCAGGCACTGAAGGCAAGCGCAGGCGAGAACGACAAGTACTCAGACGACACCGAGGGTGGCTGGCTTATCACGCTGGAAGAGGAGAGCGTACCGAAGGCAGCTTATTTCTTCTTCGACACAGACAGCGAGACCACGGCAGCCAAGTACGCCAGTCTGACAACAGCAGCCGTAGGAGGTTAAGCCATGACCTACGAGGAAGCGACAGCCAAGGTCGGAGAGTTGAAGGCACGTTTTGACAGTCCCTTTGATGCAACCGACAAGGCAGTTATTGAAACTCTCTATTTCGAGGTAACACGCAAGCGGTTCGTGCCAACGACCTGCCAGCAGTGTTACCACGATGCTTTGATAGAAATTTATCTAAAACTCAAAAAAGAAAAGGCAATGCCAAAAACATGTAATTACGCAATGAAGGCAGGCTTCATCATTTCCTGCCCGGATTTCTACCATGGTAAGATTTTTACGAATGAGAACCTGACCGACAAGGTAGCGCATGAATATCTGACGAAGTACCCACACATGGAGAGCTACTTTCAGAAGATACCCAGCGATGAACTCATCGAGAACAAGCAGCCAGCAGGCAGCGACAAGAAGGAAGACATCGACCAAGCCGAAAAAGCAGGCAAGGAAGAGTAACAAAACAACAAGTAAAACGACACAAGCATGAACGTTAAGACAGTTAAAAAGCCAAAGCGAAGGGTTGATATTGGCTACGTCAGCCGATTCAAGATGCAGGCATACGGATATGATAATCTATATCCGCAGAACCTCGCACGCATCACGGAAGCCAGCGGAACGGCAATGCTCTGCCTTAACCGCTACGCCCGATTCATTGAGGGCTACGGCTTCGACAGCGATGTTATCGCAGCGTTAGCGATGAACTGGCAAGGGGACACGGCAGACGATTTGCTTCGGAACGTTGCGCAAGACCTCGCACGCTATGGGGGATTTGCCCTTCATGTTAACTACAACGTTTTTGGGCAGGTGTCGAGCGTGAGCCACGTACCCTTCGAGAATTGCCGCCTTGAAGAGACGGACGACAAGGGGAACGTGGAGCACGTCTTGTTGCATCCCGACTGGGAGCAGAAGAAAACGAGGAACGGAAAGCGGTTGTTTGTGAACGAGAAGACTATTGAGCGCATCAACGTCTTCAACCCCGACCCCGACATCGTTCTTGAACAGATTGAGAACGCTGGAGGCATCGACAGCTATAAGGGGCAGATTCTGTGGCAGAGCCTAGACGGAAAATTCATCTATCCGACAGCCAGCTACGATTCTGCCATCACGGAGATTTCGACCGATGAGGGACTGTCCAACGTGAAGATGAGAAACGTGAGAAACAACTTCCTTGTATCGTGTATGCTCGTAACCAAGAAGGGCGTGCCTAAGTTCAACGAGGAAGGCGAAGAGGTGGAGAGCGGACAGATGATTTCCGATGAAGACCTTCTGCAGTTCCAAGGGGACGAGAACACAGCGAAGATTCTTGCTGTCGAAGTTGAGAACGAGGAAGACGAACCGAAGGTTGTTGCTTTCCCGACAAAGAACTTCGACAAGGAGTTCAGCGTGACCGACAGCAGCGTTATTGAACGCATCTATGCACAGTTCCACCAAGAACTCTTCTATGCCATCCGTATGGGCAAGCTTGGATTCAGCGGACAAGTTATGCAGGATGCCTACGAGTACTATGCAGGCGAAGTGACGACCGAGCAGCGTTTCATCGAGCGTGCCTTCAAGAAGATTTTCGAGAATTGGCACGACCCAGCCATTCAGAACCTAGACCCGAAGCTACAGCCGTTGAAGTATATCAGCAGCGAAGCGGCAGGGAACAATACGATAGATTAATGAGCCTATGGGAGACAAGACTAGAAAACAACTTATAACGGTTGATCAGTTCCGGGAACTGGCACGACCGACCAGCGCACACCTAGATGAGAATGAAGTGAACGCATACATTCGTGAAAGCGAGGACAAGTACATTATTCCGTTCCTTGGCTATAAAAATTTCAAGGCTGCTGCTGAAGGTATCGTTAGCGTATGGGATGAGACATTCGACGATACCTTCAGCGCAACGCTGCTTCTTGACGGTGGCGAGTGGGAGGACGACAAGCACGGAAAATGCGGGTGCAGTGACGAAGTGCTAGTTAATTACTGCAATGGGATGAGGAAGGCATTGGCCTATTTCGTTTATGCAAGGATGATTCGTGCCGACGGTTCGATACTGACACGTTCGGGGGCTATGCGGCACAATGACGACTATGCTAACCACGACAATGACCCGAAACTTAACCAGTACAACGACACCATGGATATGGCAGAGAGATACATTTCCGAGTGCATGGCATATTGCAAATATCATGCAAAGGACAAACAGATAAGGAGCGTGCGAGGAAGCAGGCTGAAATTTCACGTTATTGGAAACTAATCGATAAAATTTTACAGACATGAGCAATATAGAGGAAATCATTGAGCGTGCCGAGGGTATCAAGAATGAGGTAAAGCCAAGAGCGAACACTGCCGACCGTGTCGGTAGTGTTCTTGTCGATGTGGCAGAGTTTACTAAAGAAGCAGCGTTAAGCATTAGCGATTCTGTGAGCAAGAGTATCAAGAACATTGAAACAAAGCAGTCAAGCGAGGATGGCGGCGAAAACGTTGTGACTATAGAGCAGGTCAATGGAGATAAGAAAATCTTTGTTGTACGCAACGGAAGCAAGGGTAGTCAAGGTGCACAAGGAGAGCAAGGACTACAAGGCGTGCAAGGCTTGAAGGGCGACACTGGTGCAACTGGCGCAACTGGTCCTAAGGGCGACAAGGGTGACCCATTCACTTACGACGATTTTACTTCCGAAGAGATTGAGAGCTTAAAGAAGCCTGCTACCGATGCAGCAAATGAACTGAATAAGTACTTGGATATTGTAAAGCTCCCTGTTGTGGAAACACCTGCATCCGAAACGACATTGGCTATGGATGCTAACAAGGTGTATGACATTACTATTGGTGAATCCCTTACCCTAACCCTCAATGCTCCTACAGACTTGACGGTGACAAATGAGTATCAAGGAAGTTTTGATACAGGAGCTACTGCACCCACTGTAACTTTTCCTGCTGATGTGATATGGGCAGAAACACCATCGGTGGAGGCAAATACACATTACGAGTTCAACATCAGATACATAGGCGGCAAGTACTATGGACTTGTGCAAGAGTGGAATATTAATACATAGGAGGAAAACGTATGAGAACAGATAGAAGAAAATTAATGGTAAGTAGCAGAAAAAATGATATGTACGAATTATTGGGTAAGATTTTACGATTTCATCCATCTATAAATAATTCGTATAGTAAGTTTATATCCTCTTGGGACACTAGTAAAGTTACTGATTTGACTTATTGTTTCCAAGGATGCAGTGCCTTGCAGAGTTTAGACTTATCCTCTTGGGACACTAGTAAAGTTACT